TACTCCAAAACTTACCTTAGTATAGTTATAGAGTTTGTGACCCATATCTTCATAATATATTTTAGTACCATCTGAAAATGTTATAAATGGATTCTCTTTACCAGTTTCTAAATTAAACTTAGGTATAATAAAATCTGTTTTATAATTATAGCAATTACATTTAAATTTCTTGCCATTATGTACAGTTTCAATAGTATAGAAATCAACGCCTGTTGAAAGTGCTACTTTTGCACCCAGCCCAAATGCGCCAAAATTCTCGCTAGTATTTCTTTTCGTAGAATAACCTAGCTCCAGAATTCCCTCTAATCTTCTACCACCTATACCTACACCATAATCTTGAACAGTAAATGTATCACAAAAGCCTGTGCCTTTGTTCTCTTTATATGTAAGAGTAACTTCATTATCACCTTCTGATAAACGTGGTAAGTCATAATACGAAGGATCAAAGTTACTATCTGTGTAAGCTTCTCCTTCTCGCTGTATATAATAGTCTTCTGGTTTCTTTATACCTTTCAATATTTCTATTGCCATTTCTTTTTCCCGCTGAGAATCACATGCATTTGTAGTTAATTCTCTAACAGCTGATGAAATAGGAGTAGAATATTGAGAAGCTTGAAGAATATCAAAGACCAGCTTTTCAGCGCCCTTATTTATTTTCTTCTTGACACCCTCTTGTTCACTTTGGATGTCGCGATCAATAGTTTTAATACTCATTTTAAAGTTTTTAATAATAGTTTATAATATTTTCTTTGGTAATTAGTTAGCATCCATTCTTTTGCAGGATGAATTCTATCTTTAACGCTATATCCGTAGATATAAGACATTCTTAGAGGCTTACCATCTTCCTCTAATTTTTTTATCCAAGCAGACTTTGATTCTTTAGTAAATGCATGAGGTAGATCCCAATATTGGACTATCCACCCATTAGCATTAGTCTTACGCTGTTTAAATGCTCCCATATAATGAGTGCTAGCACCATAAGATACTTTAATCAAATCGCCTGGTTTCAGCGCTTCAACCCATTCATGGATTGGAGTGCTAGATTCCATTTGATTCATTTCATAAATTTTTGATTATTTCTATAGTTTCAAGTACCTGTTTTTGATTTTTAGGTACAAATAGTTTGCAATCAGGATTAGTTTCTGTTAAAAGTTTCTTAAACATTTTCCATTTAAGTGGGAATCTGTCGTTAGCATAACCTTTACATTCTATAATCCAATTACGATCAGGACAAAGAAAGTCAGGCGTATATGTTATTGCTCTAACCTTTTCTTCTCCTCTATCTCTATAACCTGTAGTTGATTGTTCATAAGCATTAGATGTATAATGAAATCCATCAAGAAGTGTGTATTTCTCACTTTCGTATTCTTGTTCAATACCAGCTTCTTTTAGTTTTCTATAAGTAAATGCTTCTAATTTTGATCTGAATTTTATTCCGTCTATTGTGGTTTTTTTACTCTGTATTTTGCCTTTTTTCTTTCGTTTGAATCTTTTCATATATAAATTGCTTTACTTTTTCAAACCCATGAACAACAACAGCATCAGATATGTCTTTTGCATTCCAATTGCTTGGAATAAATACATTTTCTAATTGATATGTTTGACATATCTTATTTGCCATTGTTTGTCCAGGAGTATCATTATCATAGAATATGATTATTCTATCGAATCTTGTTTGCAACATTTGCATTTGGGATCTGCTTGGCATCTGCATTTCAGATTGAAAGGCAATTCCGCACAACTCCATGGCATAAAGGCACATAATATCCTTAAGGGAAGATGTAATAAATAATCTCCTACCTTTTTCAGGAAGTTGATCATACCCTTGTATAATTTCTTTGCTAGTGTTACTAAACCACTTAAGATCTTGTTCATAAGGCGCATAAATTTTAAATTTGTTATCAAACCTAAAAGTATAAGTTATTGTTTTACAAGAAAATCTATTCTCATTAATCCAATAATAGTCAATAGGCTCGACTGCAAAGATACTCAAAATTTCTCGATTTATACCGTATTTTGTCCAAAATTTTGCATCTTTCATTTTCCATTTTCTTCTTTTCTTTTTAATAATAGTAACTTTTTTATTTTCAATTACCTTATTATAAAGTATAGGAGTCTTGGATTGCACTATTCCATTTGAACTTGCTAACCCTAATCCAAAATCATTGCTTATTCTAATTAAAGAATTAGTAAAATTTAAATTAAATTTCTTTTGAACATATCCAAAACAATTAAATGTATGATTTGGATGTCCAAAATCTTTATATAATAAATTACCATTATAATTAACTACAGAAACTGAAGGTTTGTTATCTTTTCTTAGATCACTACAAAACTTTCTATTTAATTCCATAAAATTAGGACAATAGTATTTAAATATATCATATTCTGAAATCTTATTTAATATTACATCTGTGTGCAATATATCATTGCTTGGTCTTGATGTTATCATATCTATGTGTGTAAAAATAAAAACACATCCACTGGTACCTCTCGTTTAAATAAAAAGGCTGTTTCGCAGACAGCACATTTAAGAAAAGTGTCAACTCTTTTCCACCTTTTAATTTAACCCTGGCCAGGACTTTAACAAATAAATAGTAGTGGCTCATTAGACCAGGGCATGCATTCCCCCTATTTACTCAGGATGTATTTTTATCAATTAATTAAACCCAATCTTTGTTTTCATCATTAGAAGAAAAAGGTAGGTTTTCAACGCTATTTGTTTCAGTATCTGGAGTTACAATAGCTAACTCTGGAGTAAATTCACCCCATTTAAGAGTTGTATCAAACTCAGCATTAAATGCACCATATTCGTCATTCAATGATTTAACAAATAAATCATCTCTTTGTGGTTTAATTCTACCAAATATCTTAGTATATACTTGTTGATATCTACCATCTTTAACACCCACTAATAAACGAACTTGATTACCTTTTAATGTATCCACTAAAGCTTTAATTTCTCCAAGATCACCTTGAACTATTTTATCAACAGTATCAAAGTATACATTATCACCAGGAGCTACATTAGCCCACGCTTTAACAAAATTAACTAAAGTTTCTTCACCACCAAAAGCTTTTCTTGATGTCTCAGGATTTTGCCACCAATCATACGAAGGTTTTTCTTCACTCCATGTAGATTGACCTGTAGCATTTAACCATTGAAACTTACCAGTTTTACTAGTACGTTGCTTATTTTGCATTAAAATTTCTAATCTAGTAGTTAGATCGTCATTCTTAACCCAAAATACTAATTTAAAGTAATCCTCACCATTTAACTCTAAAAAGTAATTAGGTTCTTGTTTTACTTTAATATCCATTGCATGCAGTTCTGCCATAGTTGGATTTACTGCTACTACACTGAAATTTGAAAGTCCAGAATAGCTTTTAATACTATTCATAACTTCCTGATCTGAATTATTGCTTGTTATAGCCATTTTATAAAATTTTTTTTAATTAATAATTATTTTCACTTGTCCAATCATCTGCACGAGTTTCAGCTTCATCTATTACCTCTCTTCCTATTTCATCAGTAATAAATTCATCTGCTGTATCCTCATCAAGCATAGTCTCTTGAAGTTGATCTTCAGCATCCATTTGTTTTCTGCCATTAAGTTCTTCTTCAATAGCATCTTCTAAGTCTACTTGACCAGGTAATACATCAGTATTAACTGTATCATCAACGAAACTAAATGATAATTTCTTTACTCGTTTAGCTTTCTTACCTTTTAGTACAGGATGTTCAAACATTTGTTTTACTTCCCATGTTTCTAAATCGTATTTAGCTTTAATACCATTTCTGTCTATTCCATTTTCCAGATCTTCTAAGATCATTGAAGTTGTAATAGTTTCAGGAGTTGTATTCTCCTGCATTTGATTGTTGTTTTCTCTAATTTCAACCATTTTTAATGTGTTTTAAAAGTTAATCTATAAATATTTTATTCCAATCAAGTTCCATATCTTGGCCCTTGAGATGATCACATCGTGATCCTGCGACTATATCTCCTTGAGAATTAAATGAAATCATAGTAGTTTCATTATCTCTGTAGATATAACCAATTGCGTCAGCATTAGCACATGTTATTTGTTTAATCTTACCAGTTAAGTCAAGATCTTTAGAAGAGACTTCTTTCCCTTTCTTATCAATCATCTTGTCTTTTAGGTGACCAACTAATATTACGTGATCTGCTAACATGTTTAATCTGTCTATCCATCTCTTAAATGCTATTCTAAGATAAAGATATCCAGCTCCATTAGGAAGAGATAAAACAGAAACACCTTTTTGTTCTTTATCAAAGTTTTTACCCATAGGAGTATTTTGATAAATCTTTTTGCCTTCTGTTTCACACCATTCCTCAAGTTTTGTAACTGTATCAATAGCTACATACTTATATGGTTTCTTTTGTTTCATTATTTGTTTACCAATTTCAGATAATTGATTCAAATTGGTTGCTTTTACTTTTAAAGCTTCAACCATATCTGAACCTTGTTCTAAATCAATAATCAAACAATCATCTAACTGACTTAATGCAGTTGTTTTACCTATTTTAGGTGGGCCATAAATGACCATGTTTTTAGGGGACTTACGAGAAGCCGCCACTTTAGTTTTGGGTAGTTCCATCTTTAATTCTTTCTTTTATTGTAAATGTTGACATTTCCGCTTCATAGGGAATCATTCCTAATAACCCATCACGGTTCTTTTCTACATGACATGCTAATAAGCCATGAGGATTTTCATCACAGTACATTTTAGTTATACCATAAATATCAAATGGTCTATTTAATATCATTACTACATGAGCATCTTGCCCAATACTATCACCACCAAACAGATCTGTCAAGAGAGGCTGATATTGATTTTTAGCTCTATGCTCTTGTTCAATATTTCTATTTAATTGAGATAATAATATATTAATAACATCCATTTTAGCTTGCATCCACATACACCCTTTAGAAATTTCATTTAATTTCTGTAATTCAGTATGTTCATTGGGACCTTTTATCAACCTTGAATGATCAAACACATTGATCACTCGTGCTTTGGGGGTATTAACAAATATCTGTTCATTAGTAGATTTAATAAATTCCATTGTTCTAGGAATATTATTAAAGTACACAGGATATTTATTAAATCGCTGCACTGTGTTGGCATAGTTTTTGAACTCTTCATCCTTAAGCCTTGCTTCTACGGATAAGAGATCACCTAATTGCTTATTCACACTCTTAGAGGCACTACGCATCACTTGTTGATAGCCTGGCATCTCAAAACTCCAATATAATACCATTACATTTTTGTCTTTATTTACATCAAGTACATCAAATACCATTTGATTACTAAATGCAGATTTACCAACACCAGGTCGGCCCGCAATGACATACATCTTACCACCTTGTAACCCACCTAATAAATTCTTATTAAGTCTAGGCCACTTGGTTGGT